AGATACTATTTTTAACGTATTAACTTATATCAGAGGATAATATGACAGACGCAGAACTAAAATCTATATTAAATCGTGGTGGCATTGGTTCTACTCTTTACGAAGGTGAAATAGGAGAGATGAATATGACTACTTGGCATAAACTTGCAGAAGTATTTAAAGATTATTATGATTTACAGAGATATAATGAAGATAATGCCTGAAGATAATCGTGTGGCCACATATTCTCCTGAACAAATGGATTGTGAATGGTTTCCGTGGGATTGTGATAATGTTTCAGGGGAGGCTCCTGGAGGCGATGAAGAAGAAGATGATGGGTAGGTATCAAAAGTCACAGAAAACGCCTAAAAAGCACCTTAAAATTGATTTAAATGGTACTATGGAGACACCATGAGATGTTATTGTTGTAACAACCTTCTGACTGATTATGAATCAACGATTAAATCAGTTAATAATAATGATTATTTAGATATGTGTCTAAAATGTCTAAAAACAGTAAAAGACGATATCCTATATAGAGATAGAGTAGATTTACTAAGTAGTAGTGATGTAGATGATTTAGACATCTATTTAGAAGATTTAGACTTTGATGATTATTAAGTATTATTATTGTTTTTATTATAATATTATAACTATGTAATAATGTAGTACTAAGTAGTAATATCGAGAAAGGTATTTTATGAATTATTTGTCTGTATGTAGTGGTGTCGAGGCTGCGACAGTAGCTTGGCATGGTTTAGGATTTAATCCATTAGCATTTTCAGAGATTGAACCTTTTCCTTCTGCAGTATTATCTAAGCATTATCCGAATGTCCCAAATCTGGGCGACATGACTAAATATAAGGAGTGGGATTTAAATGGAACAGTTGAACTTCTCGTTGGAGGAACCCCTTGCCAATCATTCTCAGTCGCAGGTCTCCGTAAAGGTATCGAAGACCCAAGAGGTAATCTTGCCCTCGTCTATTGTGGACTTCTTGACCACTTTAGACCCAAGTGGTTTGTTTGGGAGAACGTGCCAGGTGTCCTCAGTAGTAGCGGAGGACGGGATTTTGGTTCCTTCCTCGGGGCGGTGGCAGAACTCGGGTATGGGTTCGCATACAGAGTTCTTGACGCTCAACACTTCGGAGTTCCCCAAAGACGACGTAGAGTCTTCGTTGTCGGATGTCTTGGAGGTTGGGAACCTGCCTCAAAAGTTCTATTTGACACCGATTGCTTGTCAGGGAATCATAAGAAGAGCAGAAAAGAGAAACAAGGAGCTACCTCCCTTATTGAAAGGGGCATTGCATATGGTGGCTCAGACCCAACTTGCTCCGACACAGTCACAAGAAAGTGGCACAAAGGCTCAGGAGGCCCAAGCGGAAATGAGTGTAAACTTTTTGTAGCAGAGTCTTATGTTTATGAAACACATCCTGCTGATAGTCGTGTTAAAGAGATGGGTGATGTTTGTCAGACAGTTACAAGTCGGTGGGGTACAGGCGGTGGTAATACTCCGTTGGTGCAACAGGCTTATAGCATTCGTGAAGATGCTAAGGCGAATAACTTTAGTGCGACTCCTTTACAAGTATCTACGGCATTAAAGGCTCTGCAGCCTAGCGTTCAATCACACCACGCACAGACCTTTATTGCTGAGGCTATTCCTATCAACGACAAGGCAACTCGTCATAGTGGTGGTGGGGATACACGGAAGAATGATGGAGCAGGTAATGGGCTTGGTGTCGGTAAAGAAGGAGACCCTAGCCCTACATTAACTCGTGGTGATAAACACGCAGTATTCCATGATATGAAGGTTCGTAAGCTAACTCCTAAAGAGTGTGAACGATTGCAAGGCTTCCCAGATGATTACACAAACATCGAATGGAGAGGGAAGGAAGAAGCCCCTGATGGACATCGTTACAAAGCTATGGGAAACTCTATGGCGGTTCCTGTAATGAAATGGATTGGAGAAAGAATAGCGAATGTCGAACTTTATTAAACATATTCCATGCGAAAAGTGTGGCTCATCAGACGCTAATGCGTTGTTTGATGATAACCATACTTACTGCTACGGATGCCTGACTTATGTTGCAGGCGATGGAGAAGTAGTTAAAGGAAAGAAAGAATCAAGACCTATGTTAGAAATTAAAGGCGAAGTAAAGTCAATTAGCGAACGAGGAATCACTCGTGATACTTGTCAGCACTTCGGTGTGACGCAAGACGCTACAACGCAATACTATCCTTATGCGAATGAGGATGGCGTTATTGTAGCGACTAAGAATCGTATCGTGGAAGGTAAGTTATTTGGTATCACAGGACAATGGAAAGACACGACTCTGTTCGGTCAGCAGTTGTTCGCTAAAGGTGGTAAGACTGTAACGCTTCACGAGGGTGAGCTAGATGCTCTAGCAGGCTTTCAGATGAGTGGTAGCAAGTACGCTAACGTCTCAGTACGTAATGGTGCTCAAGCTGCTCTAAAAGATGTTAAAGCGAACTATGAATGGTTATCTACATTCGACAATATTTACATCTGTTTTGATGCAGACGAGCCAGGACGCAAGGCTGCGAATGAGGTTGCTGAAATATTAGGCAACAAATGTAAGATTGTTAAACACGCAAGTGGCTTCAAAGATGCTTGTGATTACTTGGCAGTTGGCAAAGGTGCTGAATACATCAAGCAATGGTGGGCTGCAGAGCAGTGGACTCCTGATGGAATCATCGCAGGCTCTACGCTATGGGAAGAAGTTAATCGACCTGTGGAGAAGTCTTCGGCTATGTATCCGTGGGCAGGTGTTAATGAACTTACCTACGGCATACGCTCTGCGGAACTTATTACAGTTTGTGCAGGCTCAGGGTTAGGTAAGTCACAATTCTTGCGTGAGGTTCTATGGCACTTGATTAAGACTACTGACTCCAACATTGGCTTAATGTTTATGGAAGAATCAGTGCGTAAGACAGCACGAAGCATTATGTCTTTGCACCTGAATAAGCCACTGCACTTACCTGATACACTCGTTAGCCCTGAAGAGTTAAAGCAATCCTTTGATGCTACGATGGGAACAGATAGGCTCTTCTTGTGGGATAACTTTGGCTCTACTGATATTGACAACGTGGTAAATCGTATTCGCTACTTCGCTAAGGCAGCCGACTGCAAATACATCTTCTTAGACCATATCTCGATGATTATTTCTGCACAGTCTAATGGTGATGAGCGTAAGGCGATTGATGAGTTGATGACTAAGTTACGTATGTTAGTGCAAGAAACTGGAGTATGCCTTATTGCTGTATCACACCTTAAGCGTCCAGAAAGTAAAGGCCATGAAGAGGGTGCAGCAACATCATTGTCTCAGTTGAGAGGCTCTGCAAGTATTGCTCAGCTATCTGACATCGTGATTGGATTGGTTCGTAATGCACAGCATGAAGACCCTATCGAGCGTAATACCACACGAGTTAGTATTCTAAAGAATCGTTTCAGTGGGTTAACCAGTCCTCACTGTGCGTCACTGCTTTACAACAAAGATACTGGTCGTATGTTAGAGATTCAGGAGGAACTATAATGGAACTATATAAATTGAAGAAAGGTGATTGGTTTAAAATCACTGATAAAGAATTAAAAGTACCCCCAGCACACGATGATGTAGACCTTGATGAGAAGTATTGGTTTGGACACATTGATGGAATGTATAGTTACTGCAAAGATAAAGACGGACAGTTATGTCACTTTGCGGCTTGGACAGAAGTGGAGAAAGTATGACTAAAAATGTATACAAATATCGGACAACGATGACCTATGTTTGCATGCTTTTTTCTTTAAATTTCATGTATTTACAAGCGTTTTTCAAAGAGGTCGCCTTTTATGAACATACGATTTTATAAGGCTCCGTGGTTTAAAGGCGAGCCACTACAGTGGAATTCGCCACGCTTTAATGGTGGTGACATGTACTATGTGTACCGATTCGGCCCAATACTATTACAGGTGAGAAAATGAACGCAAATGAACTAGCTGATGAGTTAATGAAATTTTATAACTTAGAAGAAAACACAGCACCAATTCAGATATATGACTTAGCAGCCACAATGCTACGCCAACAACAATCTGAAATAGAGTATTGGAAAGAAATGTTTGATAAAGCAATGAAAGCACAAGAAAAATGAGAGACGGTGGAAAAGGCGATAAGAAAAGACCTGTTTTTAATCAAGAACAGTTTGAAGCTAATTGGGAAAATATCTTTGGTAAAAAGCACAAGCCTGTAGTTGAGGAAGTGGATGAAGGTGTCTATCTAATAACTGCAAAGTTTGGTAAAGATGAACCGACTGATAGCAAGTAGTGGTTTCTTAGCAGGTATTTTTGTTATTATGATGATGCAACAGTGGTATAATAACAATATAGGTGACGATAGGTGCTATGAGACTTTTCAGTATGAAGCATTCTACTCTGTGAATCATGGAATAGAATATTGTTTTTATCGTAAGAGAGAATACCCATACTCAATTAAGGGTGGGGTCATAGGAGTTAAATGAAGACGTTAGTATTAGACATCGAGACCAACTTAGCACACGATACAATTTGGTGCTGTGTAACTCTACATCGAGAGACTAATGACATTACTGTATGGCGTTCTGCACAAGGCTTAAAGGAATATTTAAACAATGCTACATCTATCATTTTCCACAATGGACTTTCTTTTGATGCTCCTTTGCTTAATCGCTTATGGGGAACACAAATCAGGAAATCCCAATGCCAAGATACTCTTTTGCTTTCTCGCCTTTCTGATTCTGCTAGAGATGGTGGGCATTCCTTAGAAGCCTGGGGTAAGACTTTAGGTTTTGAGAAGATTGACTTCTCAGACTATGATGGTGGATTGACTGAAGAGATGGTAACGTATTGCATTCGAGATGTGGAGCTTACGTCTAAAGTTTATGACATCTTGGTCGATGAAGTTATTAAGAATAAGATTAGTCCTGAAGCTGTGAAATTGGAGTATGAAGTACAAGTTATCTTATCGGAGATGGAGCGTAATGGATTCAAACTCGATGTACCCTATGCACAGACGCTGCTCTGTCAGATTAAGACAGAGATGGCAGAGATTGAAGAGTCCCTCCAAGCCATATTTCCCCCAATTATTACGGAACGAGTCTCTGAAAAGACTGGGAAAAGGCTTAAGGACGATATTGAAGTATTTAATGTTGGGTCACGTCAGCAGATTGCAAAACGTCTTACGTCTAAGGGTTGGAAACCAACCAAGACTACGGAGAAGGGGCAAATTATTGTCGATGAAGCGGTACTTAATGAAGTATCACTTGTCGAAGCCAAGCCTATAGCACGTTATCTTACGTTACAAAAGAGAGAATCACAGTTAGATTCATGGTTAGAAAAACTAGGAGAGGATGGTAGAGTTCATGGTAAAGTCATTGGCTTTGGTGCTGTTACTGGTAGAGCTACTCATAGTAGCCCTAATATGGCACAAGTCCCTGCGACTAGGGCAGTGTTGGGAACAGAGTTTCGGTCATGCTGGACGGTTGAAAGCGGAAACGTATTGGTGGGTGTCGATCTTAGCGGTATTGAGCTTCGATGCTTTGCTCATTACCTTAATGATCAGGAATATATAGATGAAACAGTTAACGGTGATGTCCACACGAGAAATCAGCAGGCGTTCGGGGTTGAGACCAGAGACCTTGCGAAGACTGTCCTTTATGCGACTTTGTACGGAGCTTCCGCAACCAAGATCGGTAAAGTTATTGGTGATACTCCGAAGCGTGGAGCCGAGATTATTGGCAATTTCAGTAAAGCAATACCAGCGTATGCTAAGCTTAAAGCCAAAGTTGAGAGGTTTGCTGAAAAAGGAACACTACCTGGGCTTGGCGGTTATCAGCTTAAGGTCAGGTCGAGTCATTCGTCGCTTAACACGTTACTTCAAAGTGCAGGGGCTATCATCAGTAAACAGTGGCTT